GTCCGCATAAACACTGGATACTTGCTAAGTCGTAGTAAACACATAGTACTGATACTTTACACAATAACTGTTATCGGTCTCAGTCGTTGCGCGCCAGGCGAAAGTGTTTCCGATTAGCCGCCAATCATCGGCCGATTGAACTGGAATACGATTGGCAGGCGAACGGCAAAGCATGCTTTTGATACGACGAAACTATGCTTTCGGGCCCGAGGGGGTTATTTCCTGTGGGGGTCTTGACTCCGCTTCGGGAGCCTCCATCCCATAGTTTTCGCCAAAAAGTAGCGGTTGAGATGTACATACAATTCGCTTGACTTCGTACATACAGCGTGGAAATGTACATACATGCCCAAGCGACCGATCCAGATTCGGGTCGAGGATGCGGAATTGGCGGAGTGGAATCTGCGAGCCGACAACGCGGCATTGAGTTTATCGGCATGGATACGGGAACGGTGTAATGCGAACGGTGACGACAAAGCGGTGCGGCGAGATGGAGACCTGGATTTGGGTCAACGGAGCGCTGTTGCATCCCCGCGACCTGCATCCCAGGCCGATTTTAATTCCGAAATCGACGCAACCGTCGCCAGGAAGACCGCCCACGAAATAGGTTGCGACTGCATTTACTGTAAACGGGTCCGCAACCTGCTGAAACCGAAGAAGGAGAACAAATAATGGAACGCTACCGGGATCCCAATCGGGCCTACAAGCCTTTCGAGAAGCACACCGCAGAATCGAAATGGCAGTTCTGCAACTGCCAGTCGTGCCAGGACAAGCGCTTCTTTCTGGACCATGCGCCGGGAGCGCCGATCGACTACAGCACTTTCCGTCTTAAAGGCGAGCACTACTGATGAACTTCCTCGACTTGATGAAGTCCATGCTTTTCGGTCAGGGCGGTGCCGCTGACCGCGATACGCAACGCCCGGGCTGGCGACACCCCGTCTACCGCATGAAGAAAGCCCGCACGCCGTTTGCTGGGCGGGAAAAGAGAATCGCCGGTTCGCGGTTCACCATCGAAGAGTTTTTGGATAAGGACCTGCGTAACCAGCGCTTCGCCGAACTCCGAGAACAGGGCACGCCGCACGTCTATAAATTCTCTACCGTGAAAGACCGGAAATCCCTTTGGTGCATCTCCCGGCCGTGAAGTGCTGCAACTGTAAAACACCCCTCCACCACGTCGCACCGGTCGGCGACCATGTACTTTGCCCCGTCTGCCGACGTAACATGATCGTCACCGCAGAAGGTTTTAAGGATATGGGCAACTTCGCGGAAAGGACCTACCGATGAAACGCCTCTCGTTCCTGTTTCTCTTCGCTTCTGCCGTCTTTTCCTGCGGTACCGAGCGCTGGGCGGTCAAAACTTCCGCCGACAAGGATGCCGGCAGAGTGGACTTCAATCCCGTGGTTCGCTCGATCGCGGAACTGAACGCCATTCCGGCACCGACGAGAGCCGAACTCGATGCTCATCCCGATACGCGCTTTCCTGCTGAACTCAAGACTTATACCGTCACCGGGTACCTCGTGGGGTTCAAACTCGAAGCCGACGAAGACTTCCATATCGTGGTCGAGGATCCCGCCTCTCCCGGCATCACCATGGTCGTCGAAATGGTTTCCGGGAACTGCGTGCCTAAAGGAGTCGTCGAGTTAGCGACGAAGTTGCGCGCTTCCTGGGAAATGCGCTTCGGCCGGGCCGGGAAACGCTTCAAGAAACTCCCTGCGCATAGCGTGAAGGTCGAGATTACCGGAGTGGGCCTGTTCGATTTTCTGCACGGACAGACCGGGGTAGCGAAGAACGGCTTTGAATTGCACCGAGTCATCGACTGGAAGGAACTGCACTGAAGTCGAAAACTTCCTGACGTAAGCGCCGCTGCGCAATCGCCAGGTACGCTTCGTTCAGGTCCATGCCGATCGCGTGGCATTGCAGATTCCGGGCTACTAGGAGACTTGTCCCCGAACCGCAGAAGGGATCAAATACCGTTCCGCCAGCAGGGCACCCGGCCAGAATACAAATTCTTGCAATCTGTTCCGGCATCACCGCGTAATGGTCGTCAGTCGTTTGTGCTGGACTCACCCACCAGACAGACCGAAGGTTCGCTCCATTCGCCATTTGCTCGGCTTCGCTCATGGCATCCCATCTATCGTTAAATCTGTTGTGGCGTCTCGAGTGGCCGCGCTCTTTGTCAGAACGCCTAACGGCCTTCATGGTGCCGTTGGTCTTGCCTTGCCCATTCGCACGTTCACTGCCCGTTTGATTTTCAACGTCTTGCGCCAAACGAGTTTCAGTACTAGGCATCGGCGGCGTTCGCGCAAGGTCTGAGTTATAGAAATAATCGTTCGACTTGCTCAACTGAAAAATGTATTCGTGCGAGACCGTCGAACGGTCAGTCACCGATTCGGGCATACAATTCGGCTTGGCCCAAATGTTGCACTGCCGTAGGTACCAACCATCGTCCCGAAGCGCGAAAGCAACCATCCATGGGATGCCGACCAAATCCTTGTCTTTATATCCCGCTGGAGGACTTCTCCATCCCTTCGCATCTTTGGCGTGTGCCCAGGCCTCTTGGCGATTCTCCATGAATGAACCTCCTCCGCCATTGCCGCCAGAAGCCCATTTATCACCGAGGTTGAGCCATAGCGTTCCATCATCACGCAGGACACGCCGGACCTCTCGGAAACACTGAACGAGACTCGCGCAATATACTTCTGGTGCTTGCTCGAGTCCGATCTACCCGGAGATTTTATAGTTGCGCTGCCGCCAGTAAGGCGGGCTCGTCACCACACAGTTCACGCTCTGGTCGGCGAGCGGAATCGATCGAGCGTCACCGCGGATTAGCAGGATGCTCATGTTGGGCTAAGTGGGCTTTCTTGCTCTCTTCCGCTTCGCGTTGCGTGGTGTTCGCTGATCGCCAACCGCAAGAACAGATACATCCAAAGTGCCGCGCAATCGGTAAGTCGTCGATGTAAATCCCGACACTATGTTCTTCAAGCTGAGGGGTTCCGACCGTATCAGGACGGACTACCAGGGTTTTCACGGCGCTCCCGCTCTCTGCGCACCAGCACCGAAGCCCACTGCCGGGAACAATGCTCTTTCTTCATCATGCGCTTGATGTCCTGGGGATGATTCTTCCAGCGGGCTTTCGCGCCTTTCTTCGCGTTCTTTCTCGCGGCCCGCTTCTTCTTCGCGCTCGTGACGCTCCCGGCCTTCGCGCGGATGCAACTGATGCACGGCACGGTCCTAGTACTGTGAATGGGACATTGCATTGCGGTGCCTAACATAATCGTTGCGGGGCTTCCCGTCAAGCATGTATATTCCTGTTCATGAGGCGCACGCTTCCGAACATGGCTTTACTCTCTCCATCTCGCACGCTCGGGAAGTTGCCGGAGAAACGCCGCCGCAGCCTGCTGAAGAACATGCAAAACTATCTGTACAACTGCGAGTACGAGGACAAGCGGCTGCGCACCCCGAAAGAACGAGTGAACCGCCCGTGACCGCCGACGTGCTCGAGGAATTGTGGCAGGAGTTGCGCTTCGGACGCCCCGACGCGGTGTGCCTGTACATCGAAGGCAAACTCGTGAAGAACATGGCCGAACGCCTGGGCAAGAGCGTGTCCAAAACCACCGACGGAAAATTCATACTGGACCACGAACTGTACATGGTCAGCGCACTCGGCACTTGGAGAGTGGAGTGAAAAACGCCCGCGTCATCCACATCCGCGTCCCGCAATACGAGTTCGAGATGCTGCAGGCTGCCGCCAAGAAACGGCACTGCACGCATTCCAGCATCATCCGCACCGCGCTGCTGCTTTATTTCGAAGGCAACAAACAAACTCCTCCGCCGGAACTGGACAAGACCCCCAGCGGAGAAGACCTGCTGAGGAGTTTGCGATGAGTCTCGGTTCCCTGCCCTTGAGTTTTTCCTATGACGCTGAAAAGGATTGGCTCACCGTCGAAGGAGTAAAATACTCTGGCGACTTTTTCCGCTGCTTCACTATGCCGAATCCTTTGGCGCTTTATCGAATCATGAAAGACGAATGGGGAGCGGTCAATGTCATGGAAATCCACGCACCCTATCCAGGAACAGGAGCGAATACCGGAAATGACTGACAACGTATTGCGCATCGGCCCGCTGGAACTCGAAGCCTCTGGCGATTACATTATTCTGCTCCGCGACGAATTTCGCTCCGGCTACGAATGCACGTTCTGTCTCGGCAAGGGCGAAATCAAGTGCGAGAACTGCTTCGGATCTGGAAGGAGCATTGTGAACGTCGATGCGCTCTGCTTGCTGTGCCGTGGAGGGGGAACTCTTCTCTGCCCCGAGTGCAAGGGAAAAACGGTGATCGAAGGTGGGATCGTCATTCCGGAAGACCGCCAGAACGAACCCACGACCGGAACCATCGTTTCCTGCGGCCCGGATGTCAAACGCCACGAGAACGGCGTATCCATCATGTTTCCGTCCTACGCCGGTCACCAGTTGAAACTCGGCGGAGAAACTCCGCAAGGCGAGGAAAAAGAATATCTCGTCGTCATCATGCACGAGAGCGAAGCGATTTGCAGGGTGCGCGGGCATCTCGAACTCCGCCGCCTAAAAAAGAAAGTCGCTGCGCACACGACCGCGTGAACTCTCATGGCCCTGCGGGACGCCGAAGAGATCATTATCGTTTCGATTCACTACCCGACGCTTGAGCAGTACCTCAAACAGCGCGGCATCTCCGTCGAGCAGTACGCCGAGGAACAAGCCAACTACTACAAGCGGCGCATCCCCGAGTGGTACAAGAGTTGGATTGCCAATCGAGACGCGAAGGTGTCAGACTCGACGGCATGATCGAACGACTACCAGAGCGCTTTCGGAAGCGTATCGAAGTAGACGGCTCAAGAGCGTGTAGAATATGTCGGACAAACAAAAAGAAGAGATGGAATAGAGAGAACCGATTGCACGCGACACAGTGGATGAGAGAGTGGCGTGCCAAGAAAAAAACATAATGCGCTGGCAAATGCTTCCAGTACCAACCGACAACGAAAACCACTTTAAGACTGCTGTCCGTTTGAATTCCCTCGCTTCGCACTTCTTCTTTACCCAGTTCACCCTCAAACGCAAGCGCGTTAGGAAACTCCACTACCAGTGCATCACGCGGTCGCTCGAGCGCGACAACGTACAACTGGGCCTCGAAATCCCGCGTAGACATTTCAAGTCCACCTGCGTGACCGAAGCCTACGCCATGTGGCGCGCGCTACCCTTCACCGTCCACGACGAACTGCTGATGCGCGCCGCCGGCATGGACGATGCCTATATCGCCTGGATGAAGCGAATTCACAACCAGAACATCCGGATTCTGATCGCCACCGAAGTCGGCGACAACGCCGCCATCATGGCCAAGAACGTGGACAACCATTTCCTGAACAACACGAGGTTCCGCCTAGCCTTCAGCGATATACTTCCTCCTCCGGACGCCACCTGGAACGAAAAGGCCAAGTATCAGAAACGCACCATGGACCGCGCCGAAGCGACCTTCACCTACCGCGGCGTGGGCCAGGCCATTCAGTCGCAGCACTTCGACCTCATCATCGAAGACGACATGGTGGGTAGGGACGCCCTCAAAAGCGAAATCGTGATGGAAGACACCATCGACTACCACCGCCTCATTACCGGCGTCTACGACCAGGAACCCATCGAAGACGAAGAAGGCAACGTCATCCAGATGGCCGACAAGATCGACGAGGAACTGATCGTCGGGAACCGCTGGAGCCACGATGACCTGAACAGTTGGATCCGCATTCACGAGCCAGAATTCAAGTGGGAGACGCATTCCGCCGAAGGCGGCTGCTGCCGCTTGCATCCCCCGAATACCCCCATCTTCCCCGAAGAATGGACCATGAAGAAGCTGGAGCGCTACCGCAACCGCCTGGGACCCTACAACTACGCCCACCAGATGCTCAACGTCTCGATGCTTCCCGAGGAGCAAATCTTCAAACCCGAATGGTTGCGCTACTTCCGCTACCAGGCCAGCCGCCCCGACCTTCCGCTAGAAGACCTCCGCAACTTCCTTGAAATCCACCACGAAGTCCGGGACGGCGAAACCATCGAGAACATCGAAGCCGGAGCTCTCAGCAAGCGCATGATCGTGGACCTCGCGCACGCCAAGAAAAAGAAACGCGCCAACCACGTCATCCTGATCGTGGGCTACCATGCGGAAAGCCAAAGGGTCTACATCTGCGAAGTGTGGGCCAAGCCCACCGGATATTCGGACCTGGTGGATAAACTCTACTCTCTCGCCGAAAAGTGGGAACTGCGCTCGGCGTACCTCGAAACCGTGGCGGCGCAAAACTTGATGAAGTTCTACCTCGAAGACAAGAACAACCGCGTGAAGTGGCCGGTGCACATCATCGAACTCCCCTACGACAATTCCGCGAACGCCAAGAAAAACCGCATCGAAGCCCTCGAACCGTTATTTAGAAACGGCAACGTGTTCTGCCACCGCAGCCAGACCGAATTCATCTCCGAATATCTGGCGTATCCCGCCTCGCCCACCGTGGACGTGCTCGACTGCATGGGCTACGTCCCCCAAACGCTCGACGCCACTTCTAACAACGACGTCATCAAGTACCTCGTGAACCAGAAAAATACATTTGCCGCAAGACATGCTAGCGTCACTGGCTGGTAGGTGCTAGGCTTCCTGTCGTGGCCACCGCTCCGCCGATTCCCGAGACCATTCCGCAGCAAGCCCCCGCGCTCCCCGACAAGGACATCACGCCCACCAAAATCAGTTTTCGCCGCTCGCGGTCCTTTGAACTGCACGACACCCAGTTCAGCAAGGAAGTCGACGAAGCCATCCGGAAGTGGGTGCATGAAAAGATTCGCGTGTACCAGAAACAACTCGAACGCCTGAACAAGCACGAGATTCCCCGGCTAAGACAGATTGCCGACGGCCAGCCTAAGGAAAAAGAGAAGTCCTTTCCCTTTCCGAATTGCGCGAACTTGGTGGTGCAACTCGTCGGGCAGACCATCGACGACATCGCCGCCCGGGTCATGGGGCTGATCTATTTGACCTCCCCGATCGCCATCTACCGCTGGCTTGCGCGGGCCGCGAAGCAGCAAGATGCGCAGCGCAACATCGAAAAGGCCCGCGCGCTTGAAGTGTTTATGGACTGCGCAGCCTATGAACCCACGGAACTGAACCTCTATTCCATCGAAAACATCTGGTTCGCCGATGGCGCGCGCCTCGGAACCTCCTTCGTTAAAGCCCGTCCGGAAGTAAGAATCGAAGCCGAATACGTCGGCTACGACGAGCAAACCAAAAAAACCGAGATGAGCGAATCGGTCCTCTACAAAGGGCCGAAAGTCGTGAACCTCGAGCACGAGGACGTGGGCTTCGACATCAAGAAGGACACCCTCGACGAATCCGCCGTGGTCTACCACGTTTTGACGCTCGACCGCCGCGACCTTGCCGAACGCTTGGCCGACAAGATGTATCCCAAAGAAGCCGTCGACAAGATCATCACGCACCCCGACCGCTTCGGCCCCACGGAAACGAAGAGGAGAGCGCAGCAAAAGGAAGGCCTCGACGCTTCGGACGATTCCTCGATGGCCGAATGGGACATCCACGAGTGCTACTTCGCGTGGTTCCACAACGATGTGAAGTACCGCCTTATTATGTGGTACCACTTCGAAACGAAAACCGTGCTCCGCATGGTCTTCAACTTCATCCCGCACAACCAACTTCCGATCGTGAAGACGAAACTCTCTAACGATAGAAAAGGCCAGCTCGGCAAAGGCTATGCCTGGATGCTCGATCACTACCAGGAAGAATTGAGCACCACCAAGAACCAGCGCCACGACGCTACGGCCTTCGGCATTCTCGGCATCAACCGCATCGACCCCGGCAACAAGAACATCGACAGGAATTTCCAGATGTATCCCGGCGCCGGCGCTCCGTTCCGCAAGGATGATTTCGAACACATCAGCGTGGGCGAACCGAATATGTCCTCGGTCTCGATCGAGAACGAAACCATGATCCAGCGCCAGGCGCAGGATAGGGCTGGAGTAGGTCCGGCCGTCGCCGGCATGGGAGCAGGAAGCGCCGACAAGAAAGGCCGCTTCGGCTCCATGGGCACCTTGGCGGTCATGCAGGATGCGAATTCAAGAGTGGGACATAGAACGTCCGACTTCCGCCATTCGCATGTACGCCTGATTTCACTTACGACCGACATGTACGGAGCTATGGGCACGGGCGGAAAAGGCAACCTCTTCGGCGTCGATGACCAGCTTCTTGCTGAAGCGCTCTCCGATTTCCTGGAACGCAAAATCAGAATCCCCATACGAGCAAGTTCCGCTTCCGCGAACCGTGAAGTAAGAAAGCAGAATCTTCTTTTGCTGAATATGACTCTGCGCCAGCACCACATGGGCATGGCCAATCTTTTGCAGGCTATTTCGAATGCCGCGATCCCCGACCAGCACAAGGCGTACTTCATGGCCGTCGCCCGAGGCCAGAATAATTTCTTCTGGCAAGTGCTGCGAGAGTTTGAATTCGACCAGCCCGAGGCGTATGCTCCAGAGCCGAATCTCGGAGAGGCTGAACCAAGTGGCAAAACGCAAGGAGCGAACGGAGCAGCCGACCCGCGTCTCGCAGCTTTGGCCCAGGCTCTTAGCGCCGGAGCAACTCGAGGCGGCGCAACTTCTGGTGGACCAGCCGGGGTACAAACTCCTCCAGGCGGAGTGGGCGGACCAACTCGCTGACCTCAGTTACCGCCTCGAACACAGCGCCAAGACCATGGAACAAGTAAACTTTCTGCGCGGCCAATTAGCTGCCATTCGCATGAATATCGGCTTCGAGGAAGATTTGAAAGCGTGGAAAGAAATACAGTAAATGCACCTACTCAAGAAAATTACTTTCTGGAATTATGTCCTCAAAACTGAAACCTGCTGGTGGTGGACGGGCGGGACTCAATCAAAAGGGTATGGTGATTATAGGTTCTTTGACACGGAATTGAGAAAGCATACGCACATGCTAGCTCACCGTTTCAGCTACCAACTTGCACATGGAGATATATCTGACGACCTACAAGTCCATCACACTTGCGAAACTTTCCTGTGCGTGAATCCAAAACATCTTCTGGCTGTAACACCACTTCAACATAAGGCGCTACATCGAAACGGGCAACCCGTAAAAGACCCAGATTGGCGGCTTCGGAAGTATTCCCATCCAAAACAATTGCGCTTAGTAATCCCGGAGGGGTGGAAGAGAAATTGGTGGAATAGAGCATTGAGAGCACAAATCGAAAAAAGTGCTTGACTAGGTACTAGGACTTTGGCGTATCGTCCTAGCAGCATCGGAACTGAGGGATGTGCTCATGGGTTGGTTTGACTCCAAGAAGGATGAAGGCACCAAGGGCAAGTCCGAGACCACTCCTCCCGACGAAAAGAAAACCGAACAGAGTAAGAGTGAAGCGGATTTGCTGGTCGAAAAACTCGGCGCTTCGCTCGACGCGCGCCTGAAACCCTTGGCCGATAAAGTCGAAGCCGTGGCCACCTGGCAAAAAAACCTCGAAGAAGTCGCGAAGAAAACCACGCCGGCGCGAACCGAAGGAACGAACGATACGACGAAGCGCGTTTCGCTCGCCGATGCCAGCATGGACGACGCCGCCGAAGAGGAATGGAAGAAGCAGAACATCCTTCCCGCCTACGTCGAAATGGCCAAGACCAATGCGCGGCTCACGGAACGCGAAACCCTCGACGCGCTCGGCCCGGAATTTGATTTCCTCAAGCCGGACATCCGCAAGATTTTCGATGACACCCCGATTCAGCGCAAGGCTGGCGCGGACTACGGAGCCTACTGCAGCAACGTCGTCAAAATGGTGATTGGCGATGCGGCCATGAAGGCCGGTCTGAAGGTGCAAGGACAGGGCGACAAGCGCCGCTTCTACCTCGAAGACGGCACGAGCAAGGGCAACACCGGCGAAACGATTGCCCCAACCGATGCCGAAACGCTCCGGAAACTGCACATCGACCCTGCCGAATTCGCCAAGGCCAATGAGGTTACCCACTGATGGGCGGCGTCGATCCCAACGTCCCGAAAAGGATCCTGAAGGACATCGCGGAGAATGCTCCCCACGAATCGAAGTGGTCGGAAGACCTTCAGATTCTTCTGAATCCCAGTATCGAAGCCAAGCCCGCGCACATGCCGCTCTCCGGCCAGATCAAACTCAGGAAGAACAAAGACTTCGAATACTTCTGGGCGTTCGATAGGAACGGAACCAATCCCAGCCATGAACGGGTGGACGGGCTTCGACATATCGGCTTCCAGTACGCGACGACCGACGACGTGGAAATGATGATGCCCAGTACGGTCCTCGACAAGAACGACATCCGCAACGGCGACCGTCGCCTGATGAAAGTGAGCCGCCAGCGCTGGGCGGAAATCCGCAAGTCCCAGATGATGGATGCCATCCGTTTGACCTCGCCGCGGGAGCATGGCTTCGTCGACGCCAACCGCCAGGTCATGCGCACGGAACAGTTGACCCCGGGCATCAAGACCATGCTCACGGATGATGCCGTAGTCTCCGATCTTAGGAATCGCGCTACTCCGGAAAACACTTCGACGGTAGCGAAAAGGGAGTAAACCATGAGCAATTTCGCCGACGCCATCGATCCGCAACAGAATGTGGGCGATGCCAACTCTTTCATGGTCCGTGCGCAAATTGAAGAAGCGGGCCAAACCTTTGTCTATGGCACCCCGGTCCAGGTGAAGGCCGCGGACGGCGGGTTGCAGGCCTGGGACGGCGCCACGCTGACCAACGGCATCGCCGGCATCATGGCGGAAATCGTCGCCAATAACCTCGGCGCGACGGGTTCCGGAGCTCCTGTAGGGTTTTCGCCCATCCTCGGTATCGGGTCGGTCGTCGGAAACTACGCTGCCAACCCCAATGTACCTTCGGCGGTCATTACTCCGCCGATGGTGCCGATGTCCGATGGCCGCCTCAGGTTCTTTGTGGCTTCCTTGACCACCGTCTTCCGCGCCAAGATCGGTACTTCCGCGACCAACACGCCGGTAGCCACAGCGCAAACCCAAGTGGGCGCAATATTCGGGTTGACCAAAGACCCGGGCAATTCTTTCTGGTTCGCGGATACCAACAAGGTGGGCGCCAACGCCGTGCTCGAAATCGTGGGCATCGATCCAAGAGAACCCATCGGCACGGTCGGCGGACACGTGCTGTTCGTGTTCCTGAACGCCGCCATCCAGATCATCGCGTAGTACCGCTTTCAGGCGGAGAGGAGTCGAATAAATGCCAATCACACAGATGTCACGCGCAAACTTTCCGCCGCTTCTTGCGCCTGGTCTGAGGCACATTTTCGTACAGTTCTTCGATCTCAAGGCACGCATGGCGCAATACCCGCATTTCCTGAACGAGATGGACAGCGAGGACGCCTACGAAATCGACTACGAACTTTCCGGGACCGGCCCGATGCCGGAAATGCCGGAAGGTACCCGTCCGCTCTCGGACGGCATCCTGCAGGGCGGCACCAAGAAATACGTCCACCTGCAGTACGGTTTGCTCAGTCAAGTCACCCGCCAACTGATCGCCGACGACAAGTACGGCATCATCCGCGAGATGCCTAAGTCCCATGCCCGTTCCGCACTCTTTGCGCAAGAAGCAGTAAGCGCCTCGATCTTCAATCTGGGCGGCTCGACGGTGCTGACCAACACCGGAATTTCTCTATTCAACACCGCGCAGCCTTTGCTTGGCGGCACCGAAGCTACGGCCTTCGCTCCGGGCATCTCGTCGATCATCTCTTCGGCGGGCACCTACCCCAACCGCCCCAGCCCGGATACGGATTTGAGCTTCACGGCATTGCAGCAGGCCATCAACATCTTCACGCGCATGCCCGATGGCCGCGGCATCCCCATTCACGTCCAGCCCCGCCACCTCATTCACCCGCCAGAGTTGCGCTGGATTGTGAGGGAACTGCTCGGCTCGCCAGGAAAGCCCGGCACCAACGACAACGAACTGAACGCCTTGCTCGCGGACAAACTTGAGGGCCTCGAACTCAACTATTTGACCAGCCCGTCGGCGTGGTTCCTGATCGCCGAGAAGTCCGGCCACCAGATGAAGTTCTACTGGAGAGAGCGTCTCGCGGCGCAGACCGACGACGACTTCCAGACCCAAGTGCTCTTGTTCCTCTCGACGCAGCGGTTCAGCGTCGGCGCCACCGTTCCATGGGGAACGTTCGGCAGCTTCGGTCCATAGAAGTATTTTGTTTTCAAGTAGGTACAAGAAATGGACAACGGCAACGGTCAAGCGAAGACTGCAGTCCCGAGTCACGTGCTCGTGCTGACCATCACGCTCGACCAACTGACCGGCGCCATGAACCTGAATGGCCCGATCGATAACGCTTTCGTCTGTTACGGCATGCTCGAACTGGCCAAGGATGCTGTAAGGAACAAGATGCTCGAGCGCAACAAGGGCAGTGTCATTCAGCTTGCCGGGGTAGATGCAATCAGGAGTGCGTGATGGCCCATCACCAGATTACCTTCAAGCGCAACGACGACGGCACGTACTTTGCACAGTGCTCCTGTGGGCCTACGTTCGAACGCGCCAAGACCCGAGACGAAGCCCTGCGCTACATGGAATTGCACGTCGCCAACCTAGGCGTGGCCTTCGGCGTGAATACCGTGGGCTGGTCGATGAATGAGCCTCCGGCGGAAGAACCCGAGACGGAAGAAGAAACGGAAGAGAAGCCCAAGCGAGGAAAAACGAAGTGATCTGGCGCGGGTACATGGATTATGTTTTTTGGACCTGCCAAAGATGCCAACGCAAGGTTCCGTTGTCGGAGTGCGTGTGGGACGCGGGGTTGCTGGTCTGCCGCGTCTACGGCTGCGCGGACCGCGACATCAACGGCTCGTTTGAACTCCGGACCGCCCGGGAAATTTCGAAGGACAGGAGAGAACTCGTACCGGATCCCAAGACTTACAACCCAACCGACGTAACTGCTCAACTTGAGCATGTGTCTGCGAGAGCTGGGATTTTTTAAGAAAAAGATTCCTCTAACTAACCCATGTGCCGGAGCGAAGTAGAGACCCGGTGGCGAGGAGAATACAGTGAGCAGAACACAATCCGCAGTTGCAGCCGATACCCCTTATTCCGATGGATTGATTTCGCTCCTTCCGGGAGCGGACATCGTTAACACCGGGGCCACCGCTTTTACCATCACCAAGATAGCGACAGGAGAATTCTCGCTCCACTACGCGGCCGCCGCAGGTGCCGTGGTTGTCGCTGCCGGCGTTACTGGTTTGATCTTCCGGACCGGCGTGCAGGACGACATGCAGCAATTCTTTGGTTCCGCGCGGGCCGGCGGAGCGCAGAACCTTCCTGTAGGCAGTCCGACGACCTTGATGACCGCCAGCATCGTGGCTGGGTCGCTCGTGAACATCGCGGTGTTTTCCAGTGTCGGCTTCACGGTCGGCTCTTTCGTTACGCTTGATACCGTAGCCTCGGGCGTGCAGGAATTCACGCGCATCACCGCTATCCCCGATGCCACGCACATCACCGTCGCTACGGTAGTCAACGCGCATACCGGAGCCGCTACAGGCGGCGCGCCGATCACACAGAATCTTTTCACCACTCCGGGCAGCGTTTCAGGACGTCCGCCGTTCGCCGGGTCTTCGCAGTTGACTCCGGTGACGGCGCCGCGGCCCAAGGGCATCGCCATTACCGGCTTGGCGGTAACCTATCTGATTACCGGAGCGAACCTGACCGTTCCGACCATCGGATTGTTTGCCGTGCAGTATCCGAACCTGGTGGCTCCCACCGTAACTACCCTTATTGCCCAAGCCACCAACAACCTGCAGACGGCTACGAATGCGCAGGCGTATACCACTCCCGTCCCTGTTCCAGTGGCGAACCAGGGCTTCATCATCACGCCGAATACCGCGGTAGTCATCGAATTCGATTTCAACGTAGGTGCGGCGACAACCATGGATGTCATCGCCATGTTCCTCACCGCCAAGTTTAACTACGACTAGGAGTTTTCTTTGGCGCAAATTGCGGCAAACCCGTGGAGTTTTCTCAATGCCGACCAAGCGAGTAGTTTCGCTTTGACCAGCATTGTGAATCAGGGGGAATCTTTGCTCGTGACCAGCGGCGCGCATGGATTCGCGGTGGGTTCGAGCGGTCAAGCCGTCAGCATTCAGGCTCCGAACGTTGCCGGTTATGCGGGCGGGTATCGCGTCCTGACCGTGCCCAGCGCCACGACGGTACTTCTTCAGAACCAGATGAAGAATCGCGGCCTCGCCAACGCAGGCGCCGTAGGGAATATGTTGACGGTCGCTTACCTCGACATGATTCGTGCCGAACAAATCCTCTGGCAGCCCTCGGCTGCCGCGCAAACCTTGCTGCTGACCGATGTGTTTGGGGATATTGTATGGAATCCCACGAGTCAAGCGACCGCCGACTTCGCGCCATTCACCTACGGAAAGGTCTACTGGATTCGCGGCCTAGTCATCAACACGCTTCCAGCTACCGGCTACGTTCAGATCACGGTGAACTGAGGAAGGCATGTGTCGGTCAAGATTGATGCAACAGGGTACTTTGAGATCACGTATTCTGGCCCGTTCACCGGGTTACATGTTCAAGCTCCCGAAATTCTAATCCCCGATACCGCCACTCCTTTCACTTCCGGGTTCATGTTCCGGAATGCGGAACTGCGCTCCGCTCCAGTCTTCCAACTGGAATTTCCCGGCACCGATCAGTCGAACCTGGGACTCGGACAGACCACCTTCAACGATGTGAACGGCATCGCGCATACCGTGGCGTTTACCACGCGCGGCTTGTGGCAACTCGCGCCAGCCGGCACTCCCCCGGGTTCTTCGCAGCCGTGGGCCATCCTCGGCGGGCCCGCGCTCCTTGTCGGCATTCCGGTCAGTTACCGCACGTTTGCCAATCTGCTGTACTACACGAACGGTGGAACGTTCCTGGCTTCCTGGGACGGCATCGCCAATGCGCCTTCGGCTGCGAACGCCGGAGCTCCGGGTTCCACATCGATTGCCGCGGTTCCCGTTGCCGATGCGCCTACGGTCATTCCCGGCTCAACCGGGCCGCTTAGTATCGGCGGAGTGTACCTCGCCGAACTCGACAACCATTTACTCTTAGCCAGCGTCTCGGTGCTCGACAACGGTACGGGCGTGGTCTACAGCTTCCCGAATCGTATCTGGTGGAGCGCGAACGGACTGCCGCTAGTCTGGGATTTCGCTGCCAATACCAACGCCGGCGAGAACGACTTCCTGGACGTGCCCGACAGCATCACCGGTTTTTTCACCATCGGCATTCAAGGATTCGTGTTCCGCAGTTCCGGCATCACCCAGGTCACGCCTACGGGAAGAGGCATTGCTCCGTTCCAGTTCGACCACTTGTGGGCTTCCGACCGCGGCATTGGGAACGTCTACCCCTGGAGCATCGCGCAGTACGGTGCCATCGGGTGCTTCGTTTCCGCCGAACAGATTTACCAGATGGGCGTAGCCTCGTTTGAGGCCATTGGCGGCACCGCGCGCGATGCGATTATGACCGACCTTAGCAGGACCAGCGGCGTGCCCGTGGGGCAACTCATCCCCTTCTTGATCTTCGGCTATACCTACGTGCTGTACATCATCTCGATTCCCTTGCAAACCTTTACGCGCCACTACTGGTACTCGGTCGAAGACAAGAACTGGGCGGTTATCGATACCCAAGGACTCTTGATTACCGGACGTCCGGAACAGTGCTGGACCGGGATCCTCACTTCGCTCGGGGTTCCCGGACTCTTTCCTCCGTCGGTCAGCGCCGGGTCGGGAACTCCGGCAACGGGCGGCGGTTCAGGTGGTGGTGGAGGAGGCATCGGAGGCGGCGGAGGATTCGGCTGCTTTACCGGCAATGTGCGTGTTGTCACCCCGCTGGGCTTACAGCGGTTTGACGAATTGCCATGGGGAATCGAGTTTCAAATCGTCAACCGCAACGGGATCCGCAAGGCGGTGTTGGTCGTCCACGAAGACTATTCCGCTACCATGCTGGACATGGGCAACGGCGAACTGGTCACCGAAGAACACGGCATTTGGAAAGAAGACGACTGGATTGAGGCCGCGAAGGCGTGGCCGGACCTCAAGCGCGTCGAGAACTGGAAGGGCACGGTCTACAACCTCCACGTTCTTAGCGACGACGAAGAGGACCGGCATTTCATCCTGGAGAATGGGGCCGTGGCGCATAACAACCGCCCGGTGAAGCCATGAGCCAATCTTTCGGCGGCGTAGCGGCCAGCACCAAGATTTATTTGTTCCCCATGCAGAACGCGCAATCGGGAGTGACGGGCTATTACGCTTTCGACCCCGGAAGAGGTTTTAATGATCCGATCAATCCTTCGGTCTACAAGTTCAAGGTGGAACAAGTCCTGCCGGGAAGGATACCGAGCGTCACGCGGATGATTCTTACTTACCGCGACCTTGGGCCGTTCACGGCGACGTTTGCCCTTTCCGGCACGACCGACCAGGGAACAGTTGTCGGCAACGGCAATCCCGTCGAATCCTTGATAACCGTGAACCTTGGAAACCAGATTCCGACCGGGGTTCTCCTGACCACGGTCCAGGGGCTTCGCCTGACGGCGCAGAATTTGCAGCTTTCGATCACGCGACCAGCCAATGCCGGGCCACTCTCGATCGCGCAAATCGTGCTCTGCGGAAAAGTGGAAGTAGGGCAGAAGTACGCATGAGGATACATTGAAACCGCAACGTACCGTTCTGAAACCGGAACTGACCGCCTTGCGAAGACAGGGCGAAGTGAATGCGCGCGTACTGGCCGGAAACGTATCTTTCGGCTCAACAACTGGAAACAGCGACCCTGAGCAGAACATGGAATGCAGCAAGGCTTCCGGAACCACTCCCGGAGTCGCCAACACCGAATTCGCCGTGACCCACGTTCTGGGGCGGATACCGGTGACTTTCTTCGGCCACACCGACAATGGCGGCGTTCTTTACAAGTCGCTGGTGACCCCTTGGAGCAAAACACAAATCTTTTTGAAGTGTACGACCGCAACAGCGGGGTATAGTGTTGTCGTGATTTGAAGTACTGGTACGGAGGTGTAGCGTGCCCAATCTCTCAATCGTCCTCGCAGCGTCAATCAACATCACCGACACGACGCTCGCGCCTTCGCAGCAGATCGTCACGCGCCAGTTGAACAATCCTACGCTCGCCGCTACCGTGACGTTCTCCGACCAGTTCTTTCAATGTACCGGCGCTACGGTCGTGCCCTTGCCGGCGGCGACGGTATGGATAGTCTATGTAAGGAACCTGGATGCGGCCGCGAACCTCACGGTGACATTCACTCCGCAAGGCGGCGCGGCGGAAACCTGCCTGCTGGTTCCCGGAGGGATTTTCCTGTACTTCCAGCCTACCGAGGGTGCCGGCGGCATCACGGCGTTGACGCTCACGCCTTCGGCGGGCACGACTTCGGCAGATGTAATTATCGCCAAGTGAGGTGAGTTTATGGCTCTCCCGGCTCCTACCAGTATCGTCACCGCAAACCTTACGCTTACCCTCGCGGACCTGATTACTAGCGTGCAGGTGATGAGCAGGATTGCTCCCCCTGTGTCTTTCAAGGCCGTGAACGTGCAGTACCAGGGAAATATATTTATCCCGGTAAACAGCACGCAAAATTTCGTTCCCGCTCCGCCTGTGACGCTCTGGGCTTTCGCTTACGTGCGTAATATCGGCGGAGTAGGAGGCGGCAATGCCGTGTTGTCGGTGACGCCTTCGGGCGGAGCGGCTGCCAATGTCGTCAACCTCGATGTGGGAGGAGTTTTCCTGTACGCCTCCCCGGCATTGAGCGCACTGGTAATCAATGGGATTGCTCCCGGGTTGTCGAACGTGCAAATCGCCATGGGCGCTACCACGTCCGGTAGCTTTGAGGTTTTACTGGCAGGCTGACATGTACAACCCCGGGTCCTACTCGAAGTTGATTCAAGACCTCGTGCCGGATGTGATCGAGGCGCTCGAGAACCGCCAGGACATCACGCAGGCGCAGGCAGCGAAATGGATCTCGCGCTCGCTGCAGGAACTCACTCCGAAGTATCCCTTCGAGGAACTCCGTTTGATCGGTCCGACAGTGACCATCGGCCCGGGACTTGGCTTTCAAGGCAGCGCCAACGTTTTTCCGGTGAGTTACTTTCTGAACAGCGGCGAAGACTATTCGCGCCTCGAAGACCCGGTAATCTTCTTTGCAGGCTCGACGACGGTGCTCGCCAGCGGCGTAACCTACCCGATGGATTACATGGAGCCGAAAGCCATTCAGCCGTTGATGAACGTGCCCGGAGGGATTCCCTTCAAGTACACGCGCTACGGCGGGAACTTCTGGTTCGGCGCGCAACCCACAAGAAACTTCGCGGTGTTCCTGCCCTACCAGAAGAAGCACCCCTTTAACGATGCGAACCTGGCCAGTTCGCCGGTCTATATTGCCAACGAGTGGGAAGCGGTGATGTGCTACGATGCCGCGAGAAGAGGCTGTGTAGCAATGCGCTGGTGGGACCAAGCGGATAAGCTTCATGAGTTGCTGTACGGCGACCCGGAGAATCCCGAGAAACGGCCGGGGCTGATTGCTTCGCTTGAAAATCAGCAGGAGCGCGACCAGCGACTCAGCACCCGTCAAGTCACGATTCGCGTGGAAAGAACATAATGGGCTCGACTCCCAATCCGCTCTTACTGACCGGGAATAATCCGACCGGTGCGAATCTTGGCAACCCTCTTGTGATGATGGACTTCGCCGAGAAAGGTCCGAATGCCTTGCTGCCCATGGTCGGCACGAGCGGGTCGAAGGGCAGCGCTCCGCAGAACAATCCTTTTGCGATCACGACCACTGGCGGGGCTGTCCCGGGGTCTCCTACGGCCACGACGGCGCCGAACTTCCCCGCCAACACGAGTCCCTATCCCTCCTCTGGCGGGGCACTCTTGCCCGGCGGGGGCACCAATGCGACGGGAGGTTCTGCCAGCGACCCCTTCGGCTTGGGCAAGATGAGTCCGAAGGATTACACGCGCCTGTTCAACGACCTGAAGAAAACTTACGGCGACGGCACGGCGCACATGATTCTGGATTTTCTTTCCAGTGGCGCAGGCTACAACCAGAGTGCCATCAACAATCTCCTTGCTTCCTTGCAGCCCGGCATCCAGCGCGGCGAAGCCGACATCATGGAGCAGTTCAGCGCCATGGGGAATCGTTTCGGTTCTCCTGCTGCCGTGGGACTCGGAGATTTTCTCTCGCAGGTGAATTTGAACGAAGGGCAACTGGTCACCCAGATGTACGAGCAGTCGCTTCAGGACTTCATCAACGTGATGATGGGCACGTCGGACAAAACTTCTCAGCGCAAGTCTGCCGGCGGTGGCGGTATCCTGAGTTCGATTTTAGGTGCTAGCGGTCTAATCAGCGGCGGCGCCGGTGCTGCTTCCGGCATCATTTCCGCCATTTCTCCCGGGGCGGACACCGCGATTCTCGACGCCATCGCGGCGGCGGGAGCGATATGAGATTCGACGAAGGGACAAAAGAGTTCCTCGAATTCCAGAGGAGCTTCCGGTGTCCCGACAAGCCCATGACCGCGGATGGGCGGTTCTACATTCAAGTCGTCGGTGAACGAGAAATAGTGCTGGTGCCGAAAGGCCATCCCTTGCTGGACGACGAACCAACCGTCGATGAAGAGACTTTGGAGCGCTGGGCGGAAGAATTGTACGAAGCGAGAATCACGATATGACCACTGGCGCAGTACCGGGAGCCACGCTCGGGCAAAGCCCCTCGCCCGATGAGACCACCAAGCGACTGCTCGAGATGCTGACGCGCTCGGCTTCTACGCCGCAGATTGCCGCGAAGCCGCATCCGATCCCCATCCCTGGACAGGTGGACATAAATGCCGCGCGCAACATCGGCATGAATACTGCATGGCCCGCCAACTATGGTTTTGAGCGCTTTGGCGCCGAAGTCGGCGGCATGGTGCGCAACGCCGTCTCCGCACAGAAAGAGAAGCAAGTATCGGCAGCTACCGCCGACTGGGAATACCTGAAAGAAGCCGGGGACGAGCTCGAAGCCGCGAAGGTCGGCGGCGACCAGCAAGCGATTCAGGCGGCACAATCGAAAGTGCAAGCGATTCTCGGAGACGCGAAGAAGGTCAAGCGCATGCAGAAAGCCCTGCAAATGTCCTGGCTGGATCCCAGCAAGACCGACGCCTATACCGAAGGCTTCCAGCGCATGATGAAGCAGGCCAAGGAAGAGGAGCAGAAGAAACGCGGCGCGGCAGAGAACCTAAAGAAGATGGTGCGGCCATTGCTACGTGCGGTCACCATGGGAGCCGCTGGCAAACCGAAAGAGCCGCAACTGACGCCCGACGAACAAGCCCGCATGAGTAAGGAACTGTACGCCAAGATTCCCATGACGCGCGCGGGAACCAACGCCAAGGAACAATACGACATGGCGAGAACCGTGCTGGACATCGAAAAGGCCAGCGCGGAAGCGCGCCAGAAGTATCAGTACATCCCCGGCATTGATGGAAAAGTTTGGGCTGTCAACAAAAACGACCGCACCGACGCCCATATACTACGGGACGCAGAAACCGGGAATGAAATTACCGGCGCAGCCAAAGGGAAGCAAGGAATCATGATGGCCAATGGCATCCCTGTAGGGGTCTGGAGGAACGGCATGCCGATTCTTCCGGGAGACCCTACTTGGACCGACCACGACCAGAAGTTGTACGAAGGCGCGATCGACGCTTCAAAGGAAAAGCAACTGCTGCGTATCGACCCGATCATCGCGGCGGAAATCGGCCCGCCTCCGGACCCGAAGGATTATCCGAAGGGCCGCAGCGACCCCGGGTACGGTGAGGCACTCAGGAAATTCGGGAAGGAAGCCGATGCCATTCGCGTGCGGAACGGATTGGCCTTGGCTTCGGCGCGCGGCACGGCATACAACGCTACGCGACCGGTTCAAGTCATCAAGTATGACGATGAGGGATTGCCGCACGAAATGTGGACGACGGCCGGAGCGGCTATCGCTGAAGGGCTCGCTGGCGGCGGCGAAGGCACGAAGCTGACTACCAGAGAAGGTCAGATGAAGGACATCGAGTTTTCGTCCAAGAAAGCGCGCTTGGCGATAACGGAACTGGACAAGCCATTCTCTCCCGAACAGATTGCTAAACTCTATTTGGTCACCCATACCGAAGACGAAACCTTGGCCAGAACGGAAGCTGCCGCGCTCGCGGCGCAAGAATTGACCGACAAGCAGATGGACTTCGTAACCTGGATTGGACATTTGAATGAACGCGCCATGTCTCTCCGAACTGTAGCGGGCATGGGCCAGGGTGCTCAGGATTTGCGGAACGCTATTCGCGGCATCCTTCCCGGGCTGAAGAGTGGCAGCACCAAAATGATGCTCAAGCAACTCGATGCCTTCGACAATCAAACGAAGATTCTCCATGAGGCGATTCCCAAAGCTGGCCGAAGGACTCCCGGAGAAATGGACATTCAGACCGACCCGGTAACCGGAAAGAAGTACCAGCGTAAAAAGGGTTCCCGTGATCCGTGGACACTGGCTCCACAGGGGCAGTAATGCCGAACGGCGACATTCCGAAAACGCTTCCTCCGGATTACTTCGACAAGAAGGCTCCGCCTCCTCAGACATTGCCGCCGGACTACTTCGACAAGATTGAAACTCCCGATGCCGTCAAGCAGGCGCAAGCTGCCGTGCGTCGTCCACTCGATGAATTGCAGGAGAAAACCAGGGCGTACAGCATCTTCACGCCTACGGGAATCACGGGCACGGAGAAAGAACTGGCGCCGGTTCGCGGCGCGCAACGAGCGGTGACCGAAGGCGCCTTTGGGATGGTTGGAGGAGAAGCAGTCGCGGGTTTGGTTCCCGGCGCCGAGGCTGCTGCCGGCGGCTCCGGGTTCCTCAAGTGGCTGCTGCCCATGCTTACACGCGCCTCCGGTGTTGGTGCTGGGGGCGGTGCGGGTGCGCTGGTTTCCGGAGCGACACCGAAAGAAGCGCTGGCTACCGCTTCGCAGTTTTCCTCTATGGAAGCGGCCGGAGAAACCGGCGTGAAGGCCGTCAGCAAGGCTGGAGAAACCAAGGCCGGGAAACTCGTGAAGTCCGTCTTCAAGAGCAAGGTCAAAGCGCTCGAAGAAGCGCATGCCGCCGAAGTCGCCAAGATCGAAGCGGAGCACCAGAAGAAACTCGTGGAGCACAAAGAAGCCAAGCAACAAGTAATGCAGGATTACCGCGAGGCTATTCAGAAACACACCGAAGCGACCAAGGAAGCCTCCGCCACGGAATCGGCCGTCAAGGCCAAGAAAGGCATCGCCGTCCAGCACCAGAACGACATGGCGGGCTTGCTCAAAGAGAACCTCGAATTGGCGGACGAAAAGATCGCTACTTCGCTAGGCAAAGAATTCGACAAGGTGCAGGATGCGGTGCAAGCCAAAGGCCCGGAAGTCGATATAGTTCCAGTGCAGAAAGCAGCGGAGAAAGCCAAAGAGGGCTTGCTGTTCGAAGATAGCCGCACGGCCTTTGATCGCGTAATGGCCTCGATCGAGCCAGGCGCAGACCTCCCGAGCAGGTATCAAATCATTCCGCGGGAACCTTCCGCGCAAGGACTCATCTCCTTTCAGGACGCCATCACCGGCGGGTCGGTGGAAATGAAAGAGGGCTTCACGGAAGCGGAACTGGCCGAGAAACTGAAAAAGAGCCGGGCGGAGATCGGCAAGACGGAAGTGAATGGCAAGTCCGAAGTCTCCATGGATAAAGCCGCGCGCGCGGCACAGGCGGGAAGATACTCGGACCTCCGACGCGCGTACACCAAACTGAACGAGTACCTCTATGGCGGCGGCGAAATCCCGACGGACCTCTATAAATCCGTGAAGATGGTGAGAGACAAGTTAGGCAACCAGTTGCAAGCATCCGCCGATAGCGTGGGTCTCGGCGGGAAGCACAGCAAAGTCATGCGTGAATGGTCCGAGTATAAGGACGTCTTCCACGACAAGTCCGCCATCTCGAAGGGCGGGTCGCCGATCAGAAGGATTCTGGATGCCGAAGATCCCGCGTTCGTCATCGACCAGTTGAAGGGCAAGGCGGGCGACCGACTGATCGAGGAAATCGGGAAGTACCAGAAGTACGGCGCCGACAAAGCGCTTGCCGGCCGGCTCAAGGGCTTCATCGAACAGGTTAAAGCGATGCCTTCCTCGGCCGGAGAAATGCCAGCGGCACCGAAGCGGCCCACGTTCCCGAAGGCTCCCGAGAAGCCGCAGATTACTCCGTTTGAGAGGGAAGCCATTGCACGGGAAGTACTGGCCGATAAAATCAAAAAAGCAGGGTGGGGAGCCGCGGGGGCTGTCGGTGCAGGAGCGCTCTATGAATGGCTTCACAGTAAAAACAAGCCTTCATCGGCCGGCGGGGCGGTACCGTGATATATCGACCGGCCACAGGAAGCCGACAATACCGCCAACCAATCCGACGAATAACAGTTTGGCATCGACGACCGCAAGAACGATGATGAAGGCGAGAATCAGAAGGGCTTTAATCATTCTGCAATCCTGAGAGCGAATGTTGTTCTTTACAAGACGGAAAGAAAAACGAAACCATGAAGAGGAGGACTAGTACCCCATGAGCCAGCACGTGCCACTCGGCAAGATCAAGAAGCCCATCCACGGGAAGCACCCGGCATTTTCCGCGACCAACAAAGACGAACCCGTCAAGATGAGCGGAGTCGACTGCCTGCCGGAAACCCAGAGCAAGCGCACTAGGATGCCTATTCCGCGAATTCCTTGTAGGAGACGCTTGACCGACTAGATTACGGGGAGTACGCTTCCAGTTGGATTGAGCAAGGCGCACTGACCGGCTCCCACCGACCCACGGCCACTGGCATGGACTGGAGGATTTTATGAGTTACCTGGGCAGAAAAGAAGACGCGATTCGAGAAGCGAACGCCGCGACTCACATCATCGACGGAGAAGACTTCACGAGTCCGATTCGTGACGGTTCTTCCACCGTCGAGGCCGGCGGCGTTTCCTTCGACCATGGCACGGCGGAATTCAACAACAAGGAACAGCACGGCCGACCGATTGCCAACCAGGGCAGTTCTTTGCGGCGACAGTACGGTCAAGAGCACAAGGTCTCGCCGAAGTAACCCTCCGTGCGCTTTCTTCTCTTGAGCGAAGGGGGCGACGGAACAGGTCTCGCCCTTCGCCTCAAGGAAGAGGGTCACGACGCCCGCATCTGGATCCGTGATACCGAAGCCGATAAGCGCTGCCACGGACTCATCGACACCGCTACCGAGTATTCCTTTGGACAAACTGTAATCGCCGACTGCACCGGAGCTGGCGCACTGCTCGACACCTACCGCGATGCAGGCGTGCCCACCGTCGGCGGAAGTTCCTTTTGCGATAAACTGGAATCCGACCGCAAGTACTCGGAAGAAGTCTTCAAGCAGGCCAAAATCCAGACTCCCAAGTCTGTTAGAGTTTCGTCCTGGGATGACGCCGTGAAAGCGATCAAGAAGCTCGGGGACGGGGATAGGGTTGTCCTCAAGCCGGAAGGTCACTCGAGCGGGGTCATCCCGTCCTACGTCTCCTACGACCAGGAAGACGCCGTGAAGATGCTCGAGCACTTCCATACGCTGATCGGCGGCGATGAAATCGAACTGGTCATCCAGGAATACATCCAAGGCGTGGCTGTCTCGACCGAGGGCTGGTTCAACGGCAAGACTTGGGTTGAGGGGATGTTCAACCACACGATCGAGCGCAAGCAGTTCTTGAACGACGACCTCGGGCCATCCGGCGGCTGTACCGGGAACCTCGTGTGGAAGTGCTCGATGAAGGACCCGCTGGTAAAGGAACTCCTCCTCCCGCTGACCAGACTACTTGAAGAACGCATGTACCGCGGCGCGATCGATGTCAACTCCGTGGTGAACGAACGAGGCTGCTACGCGCTCGAATTTACTCCCCGTATGGGCTACGACGCCTTCCCGACGCTGCTAACGACCCTATGCGCCTTCGACTTCGGCTACTTCCTGGACAGCCTTGCGCGCGGGTACGACTGCAAGGAAACCTTACTGGACGGGTTCGGCGCCGGCGTGCGACTCACTATTCCGCCCTGGCCTTCCGAGCAATTCCATGCGCAGGAACGGGTGCCAATGGCAGGCTTATCCCCTGCCGATCGCAAATGGTTCTATCCCCAGGACGTGCAGTTGAATGCTGCCGGCGAACTGGAGAGCTCGGGCGGCTACGGGATTCTTGGGGTGGTAAACGGACACGGCCAGAGCATTGGAGAAGCCTTTGCGCGAGCCTACCGTATCTGCGCTGGGCTGCGCATTCCTAACAAACAGATGCGAACTGATTTGGGTTCTGTATGCCTCAAAGACTTCAGAGAACTGGCCAAGTTGATGGGCGACATCGACGGCGGATACGTGGGAGTCGATTTAGATAAAACTCTGGCCATGCACCGCTCAGGACAGAAGTCCATAGGCGAGCCGATTCCTAAGATGGTCTCACGCATCAAGCGCATGGTGAATAGCGGCAAAGAAGTGCGCATCTTCACTGCGCGGGCCGCTGTCCCGCAAGACTACCAAGAGATCGTCAAAGTGTACGACTGGTTGCGCGAGAACCTTGGTTTGTCCTTGGAAGTCACGGCGGAAAAAGATTACGAAATGGTGGAACTCTTTGATGACCGCGCGACAGAGGTTGAAGCCAATACCGGAGAACTCGTGACATGATGCCCGACGCGATCGACGACTCCGAAGACATCCTGCAAGAAGACGAATCTTCTGAGGCCGATGACATCGAAGAGTGCGCCGAAGAAGACGACGACTAAGAAGAAACTTCTTTAACTCCTTCTGTACTGGTACTACCATATCGTTTCATGTGGCGAGTCCTATCGGTCGTTCTGCTCGTTTTGTTTCTCTCTCCGCTGGCTTACTCTCAAACTACCGTCTCAGGAACGATCACGGATTCTGGCGGAGTTCTGTGGAAAAACGGCACTTACCTCTTCACCTTCATCCCTAGCCCGACAAATCCCAACGCGCAGTACTTTCAAAACGGAGTGCCCTTCAACAAGTTTCAGACTGTTCCCGTCCTCGGTCCAGGAGCGCTCGACAACACCGGGAGTTTTACGAGCGTAGCCGTTCCGGATAACATGACGATTACCCCTTCAGGAAGTTCCTGGAACCTGCAAATTTGTCCGGCGGCGACGGCCACCAACGGTTGTTTCATCCGGAACCTCGTCATTACCGGGGCTTCGATGAACGTCACCTCGTCGGTCATTCCCCCGCCCGTCGTAGTGAACTTGTCGAATCCCCTGCCAGGTGCGGCCGCCTACAACGACGCGGAAATTGCTGGCGCGCGACAGGGGAGCGTGTACTTCAACTTGACCGACAATTCCCTCCATACCTGCGGAGGCTTCCCGGTCTGCATTTGGCTTGTCATGCCGCCCACGTCCGGCGCGACTGGCACGGTCACGAGCGTCAGCGACGGAGGCTTCGCGCCGCTGTTTACGACCAACGTGGCGACGCCGACCACGACGCCGGCGATCACGAATACCTCCATCAGCCAGAACGCGAATAATTTCTATGCGGGGC